TTCGTGTGTTCGCCATAAAATAAATTATCGCTTAACTATTAAAGAATACAGATCATCAACACGCTGTTCTAATCTGCTTAATTGATCCTTCATGCTTGAGCCACCATTAGGCTTAAGTTCTTGCAAATAGGATTTAATAACCCAGCGCAGACCCAGCAATAAACTTGTAGATATGGCGCATACGCCAACGGCTATACCAACCCATTCGTTGGCTGTCATTTCGCATTAAGTCCATAATCAGCTTCTTTGCCTGAACTTGGATCAATTGCTTTAGCAAGCGGTGCAACTATTGAACCAAGCAGAATTGCATACTCTGGTCGGATGTCGGCTGCAATTGCCAACAGGACAGTAATACCGGAAGCTGCAACAGCTCTTAAATATGACTTGATTGCTGCCTTATGTTTGTTAGTCAGTTTCATTACTTGCCTCCTAGTAGTGGGATGTTAAAGAACTCGCCTTTTTGATTTGGTTTGAACGAAATGTGAATATGTCGCGTATGTTGGTTAATTCCACGATATTTGACAAAACGCCAAAATGATTTAGCACTAGCAATCTTGCCACAATGGATTATGTAACTAATCCGTTTATCCGTTTTTGCAGCAACTCTAATTTGTTCTGCTAAATAAATGCTCATCTCAGGCTGATCGCATAATTTGGCATCGACATCGATAGCACAAACTTCACCAGTATTAGGTAATGGGTTGTGATCGCTTTTAGTGTTTTGGTGCTTTTGATCCCCGATCCAACCATCCGACTTGCGTGATCTATCAGCAAAACTGTCGTCAATCTGCTCACGCATTTGCACAGCAGCTTTAGATAACCAAGCCTTCATTAGCCAAGTATCGTTTGAAGTTCATCGGCAGTTAAACCAAGACGAACAAGAAGTGCTGCTTTAGCCTGAGCATTTGCTTCAACTTCGGCTTTTCTTGTTTCTTCATTAGCAGCATCTAATTTCATTTGTGCTATTTCGTCCAAGTTTGCATCTCTGACAATTTCCTCGCCAGTTTCGCAATTTACTATTTTAATTTGTGGTTTTGTGTTTGCCATTATTTGACTCCATATAATTTGTATGTTCCTGCGCTGAATGTTGATGTTCCGTTTGATCCTGCTATGGTTATTGAAGTAATTGCTGTAGTGCTGCCAAAATTGTTGAATGTATTATAACTATCAGCACCCGCAGAAGCTGAATCTCTATATGATGTAGTCATGTTTTTGCTGGATGTTTGACTATACTCTTCAATATAAAAACCATAAGCGTGAGTGTTTGCACTAGTTGGAATATTTACTGCTTGAGTAGTTGGGCTGAAATAAACTTGATTTTGGTTATTACGCCAAGCTGTGTCATTTAATACAAATCCTTTTTCTGTGTAAATTCCAGAAGTATTGCCATTTAGTCTAAATACCAATAAAGTTAAGGCACTGACTTGCGCACCTAAAACATAAAGAAATAAATTGCGATATGTTCCCGGAATTGAACTTAATACAACAGATGTTGAACTCAAACTTCCACTAGCAATTTCTGTCATGCTACCACCGCCTGCTGGTGCAGCCCATGTAGGAACGCCACCTGTAACAGTTAAAATATCACCAGTAGATCCAATTCCTAATCTAGTTTTAACATTTGCGGTTGATGAACGATAAGCAATATCACCAAGAGTTGTTTCAGGATTTAAGTTTTTGGTTGTTGTATCAACAGATGAACCAAGCGTGCGAATAGCAGCTGCGCCATCCTTGACCAGCGCGGTGTCATCTGGTGTTGTCCAGCCGTAATTAGTAGTGGTTGCCATTTTGTCCTATTCTCAGGATACGATTGTAGCGTATTCCCATGTTAATGTTGGGCTTAAAGTGTTCCAAGCCTCTGTGATTGGTGTGGTATTCCATCTCATCGCCACTTGGCTAAATGCCACAGGCGACAAGTTTATTGTCAGAAATAATTCGTTAAACCTAGTGCCCCATGACCAACCTTCAACATATCCTTCAAACTCACCGGTTGAAATTTGTGTCGGTAGGTTTTGTAGGTTGAGCGGTTGCCCAATAAACACGCCTAACAAATTATCGCGGTCTGCGTTATCTATCTCTGGGCTTGTTAGCGGAAATGTAATGCTCTGAAATGCCGGCAAGGGAAAAGCGCGTTGAGCAATGTATCTGTCTGCAACCTCTTGAGCATCTACAGCTGAATGAATTCTAGAGTTAATAGTTTCTGCTTTATAGCCATAAAGTGCAATTGATGCAGCTGATGTTGCTGTTTCCTGTGAGTTGTAATTGCTGCCATAATTTATATAAATATCATTTCGCACATCACCTGAACGCATGATTGTAGATAGCCCTTGACCTAACGCATGATTAGCATCTAAATCAACATACCCATTGGCTAGTAAATAAGTCTGCCTATGGTCTGCATCTGCATAACCAATGTTGCCTTGATTGTCCTCGTAAATATAACCAAATGCTGAGTTAGCAATATCTGAAACGACATTGTAAATCGTATCTGTTGTGTTAGGTTGATGTTGCATTGTGTAAAGACCCGGCTGATCTATTTCGCCAAGTCCTAGATTTACAGCTTGCGCCCATGTTTCTGTTGGATCATAACCTGCCCATGTTTCAGCTGCCGGCACATCGTTCCAACTGCCAAGCAATACGCTAGACAATATGTCAAAAATTTGATTACCATCTTCATCTTGCGGAATGTTATCGTTCCAAATCTCTTTCGCTAATTTAACAAGTGATCCCATTGCAAGAACTGTGTATTCAATAACAGTTGCAATTGAACCAGTTGAGCCAACACTTACAGTTATATCTGTAATGTCGCCACCAAATATATTTACATAAGCACCTGATGTGTCCTTAACTTGAAGACTTAAACTATCATTAAGATCAAATGGCAAGGTTTGACCAGACAATGCCACAAATGTAATTTGCACATAAGACGGGTTTGGTTGTTGGTAAATATCTGTTCGACCAGCCTCATGCTGAATGTCGCTTATTGCAATGTCAGTATAATCCACACCGGCGACAGTAAGTTTCCAATCAGGCGACCAAGCCGTCATTATCCTGCTGCTGCCCTAATTGCTTGATAACTAAGTGCTGGAGTTGATCGGGCTGCGCTTTGATTAACTACTTTAGCCACAGCTCTTGCAGCACCTTCGCCATCTATTGCGTTAATTGTAATGTTCATTGGATTGCCTGAGCCATAATTAAAGTTTGATCCGCCTCTAGGAACTGTTGGTAATGATGATCTACCTGCTGATGGTGCTGGGTTAGGTATTGCACCAATATTAACTCCGGGAATAATGTTAATAACTTTTATCATTTCATTAGCAAGTGATACAACCAAGCCAATTGCCTCTCTTAGAAATACAATAAATGAGCCAATTTTGTCAATAGTAAAAGCAACAAATTTACCAAAGCCTTCAAAACTTTTACCAGTTTCAGTAAGTGAATTACTTAAACCTTCATCACCTGTTAATCCTGCGATAAAGCCATTTAGTGCAGGTATTGCTTCGTCATTTAGAAATGTAATAAACTTTTCAATAAATGGCAATAAAGCAACGCCTAGACTTTCTTTTGCTTCATCAAATGCTACTTTTAAGCGATCAATTTTTCCTTGAAAAGTTTCTGCGTTTGTAGCAGCTGCGCCACCATAGAGTTCAGCAAGTTTGGCTTGAACTTCGGTAAATGATAATGTTGCAAGTTCAGCCTTAGATAATCCAAGACCTAATCTGCCAAGTGCTGCTTGATTACCATCTTGCGCTCTACCTAAAGCATTTGCAACTGTTTCTAAGTCTTTACCTGATGCAGCACTAATATCTAAAGCAAGTGTTAATAAGTTTTGGGCTTCCTCAGTTGATTTTGTAGAAACCGCCAACCTTTGCATGGCTGGTCTTAATTTGTCATCGGCAACACCTGTGGCTAAAGATGTTTTGAGGATCATGTCCTCTGTTGCCTTTATTTGGGCATCAGTAGCACCTGTGGCTTGTCTTAAAGCATTGGCTAACCTAAGTTGCGCTTGCTCATCCTCTATTGCAGCCTTGACCCCATCAATGGCTAATTTAGTGCCATAAGCAACGGCAGCAGCACCAGCAACTGCAAATGCAGCAGCAGCCTTTTTTCCAAATGCTGAAATCTTTTGACTGTTAGTTTCAACGGCATTGTCAGCTTGATCTAATTTCTTTTTTAAATCATCAATGTCCGCAAGGATTTTAAGCGATAAGGTTCTACTATCTCTTGCCATTATGACCACTTATCCAAAATGCGGTTATATGCAGCTTCCCATTTGTTAATCAATTCAGGCTGAATTCTGCGAAGGGTTGGATAGATAAACCAGCCACGCGAACCTCTGCCTTCCCGTCCTGAATATGCAGGAAACTGTTTGAACTTATTAGATCCAAACTCAACACCACCCCATAGGGTTTGCGTGTTAGCCCCACCTGAAAATTTCTGTCGTGCGAAACCATATTTGAACTCACCGATTTTGCTTGTCTTTGAGATGCTAACTCCGTCTGCAACTCTCTGCGCAACCTTGCCTGATTTTGTTCTGCCTCTAGCTGCTGTTTTAATTTCCTCAGCTGCATAAGTCGCCAAAAGATTAGACTGAACTCTTGCCTCTTCAGTCGCTTGCGCATCCATAACTTTGAAAGCCTTAAGAATATCGCGTATGTCATTGCGATTGTAAGCAATTGTTTCACTTGCCATACCTCGCCTCCAATACTTCTATCGCTGTCAAAATGTCGTCTGCATCAACCCATTCACTCATTGGTATGTTGGTGGCTATTGCCAACTCAACCAATAATCTGCTTAGGCTTCCTGCTGCGTGGCTTTTGGGT